TGGAAATCAGCCGTGACAGTACAAAAGGGTTTCGCAACCCTTAATGGCACGAATACTAAGGATGGGGTGAATCTGCCAGGCTGGCGGAAGATCATCATGAATGGTGGCAACGCTACGACTACCTTAACTGGTGTCATGCGAAAAGTCGAGGGGTTTAACCCAGGCAACGCACGTTCAGTTGTTTGGGACTACGACTATCCTGTGGGAAATCGTCACTACTCCTTTTGGGAGCGTAACGGTGCCGAACAGGGGTATTTTAGTCAAGGTTACCCTACGATAACTCTAACTTCCGAGACTACCGCAAATAACCTAGCTCTCCGGCGTACCCATCGGGCAATCCAGGAGTTACGCACCCAAATGCAAGCGGGTGTGTTTCTTGGTGAACTTGGTGAAGCACGCAGGATGATAGGTCACCCGGCGATGAAACTGCGAAGTCTGATCTCAGACTACCTGTTGGCCATTAGGCGACGTACCCCAGACTACAAGATCATAACAAGATCAGGTGGCTTGAGGGACTATGTTGCTGGTGGTCACCTTAATTGGCGAGAGGTCAAGAAACTATCAAAGGTCATCGCAGACACTTGGCTCGAGTACGCGTTCGGCTGGAGGCCGTTGGTCCATGACATCGAAGACGCCGTGAAGGCGTATAAGAGTCTGACCGATAGGAAGAAAGTCACGCGAATAAAGAGACAAGATAAGGAAGAGACAGAAACGCGCCCATATGATCACACGCCGGCTGGCGGGAGTAATTTTGCCTGGAAGCAGACGTGGATCAATAGGAACCAAGTAATGGTTATCTACAATGTGGGCATTAGTATGTCTGTATCTGCGGATGCTACTGGTTTCACAAGGGGAAGAGAAGCGTTCGGTCTAACGATCGAACAATTCGTCCCAACCCTTTGGGAACTAATGCCGTGGAGCTTTCTGCTGGATTACTTCGCTAATATTGGCGATATCCTGCAAGCACTCGCAACGGTGACGTCAGACGTTACGTGGGCAGCAAAGACAGTGCGTAAAAGTTGCACTTCGCACAGATTCTCTGAGCTGGACCACGCGCGTTCATACTATCCGTATAACTCGCGAGTGATGACGGGTGACATGGGTTTTCTTGAAGTATCTACCACGTCTGTTTCTCGGGCCCCGA